TGGTATTTTCCCATTAAGAGGTCCTTTAAATGTTCAAATACAAATATATCCTCCGGACAAACGCAGAAGAGATATAGATAACTGCGCTAAGGCTATTTTAGACGCCCTAGGAAGCTCAGGGTTGTACGAAGATGATTCCCAGATAGATTATCTTGCCTTAGAGAGAAAACCTTATGAGAAGGGTTCATCTTTCGTTTTAGTGATGGTATCTAAAATTGTATAATATGCTTTCATTTGGTTAAAGCCATGAAATGGTAAGTGTTTTTCTATTTACCAACAGACTTATCCCCAGAAAAAGTGGATAATTTTTTATATAATTACCCCATGGTCTAGGGTTATCTACCCCACGCCCATCCAAGTGAAATCATTACTAAGTACTAAAAAGATTTGCAGCAATTTTGTTCAATTAACGCGAATTAAGGTTATTTACTGGTATTTTGCGGGAGTCACAAATCAAAGTATTTCGGTTTTAATATAATTGCTTAAAACAAAGCAAAAAGCATTTTAAGCGATTTTAATTTAAAACAAAGAGGTGCTAACAAATGCAGAACAAGCAAAAATTTATTACAGACATAGAGGCATCAGCCAGATATGGGTATTCACGTGCATGGTTTCAAAGATCTCGCTGGATGGGTGATGGCCCACCATTTCTAAAAATAAAGAATGGACGTGTTCTTTATCCAATAGACTCAACGGATCAATGGTTTGAAAACCATGGATTACGCTTTTCAACAAGTCAAAATTGAGCTGCCGCACATTCTATTTTTTTGACTTCCTTTTTTACCAACTAAAAGTACGTTTTTACCAACTAAAAGTACGTTTTTACCAACTTTTAGTTGGTCTTCACTCACAAAAAATACGTCTTCACTCACAAAAAATACGTCTTCACTCACAAAAAATACGTCTTCACTCACAAAAAACTGCATTTTCACCAACTCCCTAATACACAATTTGTTGGAGAAATCAAGGTGGAGAAATGGAGAAAAGGGTTGGAGAAATAGAGAAAATGGGTGGAGAAATAGAGAAAATGGGTGGAGAAATAGAGAAAATGGGTGGAGAAATGGAGAAAATGGGTGGAGAAATGGAGAAAATAGAATGATCGCTATTTATAGCAATCGCCTGATGTGAATTATGATCTTTTGGATTTAGTCCATGTCCGAAACTTTTTTATTTTTTATTGTTGACAATGGTTAACTATGTGTTATTATAGTCAACGTTAGGCAGAGATAATTATTCAAAAAAAAAGGGGAATATCATGAGTAAAATGAATGTAGTTGTGTTGGGTGATGATCGTACAATTGATTCGATTGTTGAGGAATATAATGATTTATGCGCTAAGATGCGTGATATGACAAAATTGCGCTCACATTTATCCGGTTCCATAAAGGATTATTTGTCAGAAAATAATATCACTGATTTTATATCTGGTAAGTATAAGGTGATTCTTAATAATGTTACACGTAGAACCTTATCTAAGGAGTTACTTATCGAGATGGGGATTGACGATGAAACCTTGGAGCTTTGCACTAAAGAAACAAACTATGATCAATTGGTGGTAAAATAATGAGCATAAAATTGAGGTTTAGTATAGGGGATACAGTACGAGCTCTCACTGAGAAAGTTATTACCAAGATGGCGACATGTGAACAATGTTGTGGTAAAAAATTTATACCAGTGTTCGATGGCGACAAGGTAATAATATGCAAAAGATGTTTTGGTAATGGTGTTTATCCTAAAGATTTTTTTGACGGATATAGTTGGGAATATATGGGTGTTATCCATAAGACAGAGGTCAAAGTTGAAGATAATAATCTATCCTTTTGGCATGTTACAGATAGAGGGAGATACTTTGCTGATGATAATATGTCTTTTGTATCCAATAAATGTATTAGAGAGCATGTCGTATATCTTGAATCCCTCCCCAGTAAAATTGATCAGTTAAAGGCTTGGTTAAGTAATTGGATAAGTAAGTGGAGAAATGGCGATTAAAATGAATATAAATACAAAGTTTAATGTAGGTGACGAGGTTTATCCAATAGCCCAATGTCAGGAAAAAAATTGGGTTAGATGTGATTTTTGTGATGGTCGTGACGATATCGCTAGCTCAGATAACTTATCTTGTATATTGGGCAATAATGGTAAGAGCATCACTTGTCCTGTATGTAATGGCTATGGGGGATTTTATGAAAAGAGCACTCGGAAATGGAAACCGGTAGGGCATGCAATTCTTATGAGGATGGAACTTTGCGTTTCTGATGAGTTTGAAAAAAACTTTGTTGAAGTCTGTGTGTGTCGTGATTTTCAAAAAGAGACTGAGCATCAATTTGCTGCTGATAATGTATTTGACTCAGAAAAGGAAGCCGAAGACGAGTGTTATAAACGTAACAATCTAGATGAACTGCTTGGAGAAGAATTGAGGAATCTTATCAATATACATAATTATGGCGGAAGTGAATAATGATGGCCAAAATCAAATCAAAACAAAGTGCAATATAAAACAGTGGTAAATAGGAAGTACAGCTGAAGCAAATGATTATAAATATAGTAATAAAAGGAGAATAAAATGAGCTGGTTAGACTATGTACAGATAATTGATGTATGTGCAAGATGTGTTTTAGCGATATCTTTGTGTGTGCTGGCTATACAATTAAACAGATGAAGCAAATGATTAGAAATAAAGAGTGTAATAACATATGTCAGATAAAAGCGACAACCCAGAGCACAGAAAGCTAACTACAAGGCAAGAAAGATTTGTTAAAAATTACCTCAAAACCGGCAATGGATCACGGGCCGCAAGAGAGTCAGGATATAGCAAAAATTGCGCAAGTGTCATAGCAGCGGAGAACCTCACAAAACCTAACGTGCTGTACCACCTTCGTACAGAGAAGGAGAGACTTGCTGATAAAGTAGGGGTTAGACAAGAGTCAGTTCTTCGATTTTGGTACAATTGTATGTCTCAATCAAGTAACCCAGGAATCGCTTTAAAAGCTTCTGAGTTTCTTGCCAGGTACCTTGATATGTTCAATCCAGAAGAATCGAGAACAATAAATCATGAAAGTATATTAAGGCAGATTGAAGATTTGAGCAAAAATAATAACACAGGAGAAGAAAAATGATTGCTGAAACTTGCTTTGCATTATTGGTTTACTCAAGTCCTTATGGCATAGGCTCCATGCATACCAAAGGATTTGCAACGAAAGAAGCATGCGCTAGATTTAAGCGTGAACTCGATAGGCGCGTCGTTGATGGAAAGGATATTAAGGCCAGGTGCTATGATAGCTTTTCTGGTAAAGAATTAAATTCAGACTTAGACGGAGATGAAAAATGATTAAGAGCGGCAACTTATTAATAATTGATTTAAAAAACCCAGATATGAATTCCTTGTTAGAGATTCTTGCTACGCAAATCAACATGGTTAAGGCACACAAGGATTTTATTAAAAACAACGAGAGGCCTTCTGACGAGGTTATAGAGTCTCGCATTGCCGTTCTCAATCAAATTAATACTATTCTTAATCTTGTATGGAAAGATGGAAAAAATCTTTACGATTTAATTAATGATTGCATCAAAACGTATAATGAGTTAAAAAAACAGGAAGCAAAAACCGACGAATCAAAGAGTGAATGAGTTTCTTAGCTAAAGTTTCCTGGTAACACAGTTCCACAACCCCCGCCCGCCCAACATCGCCTAAACTCACACAGGGCGGGGTCCTTCCCCAAAATAGTTTAATATTGTTATTGACTGTCAACTATAGTGTGTTATAATGCATTTGTGTTTAAGGAAAAGCAACTATAGGGAGAAGTAATTATGTGGTCAATTAATGCAGATTTATTTCAGGAAATTCTTAAAGAAGTAAAAGATGATGTGAATCGAGAATATGGTTCATTGAAATCTGACGATATGGACATGATTAGGCATTGCATTCTTGAAGCATTTGAGACGCTTGAGGATAATATTCGATTCAATATGGGGGAATAATAATATGAACACAGATAAGAAATCCCGATTATCTGAAGAACTATTTATTATGAAAGTAATGAAAGACCTTGATGTGTTTTATATGAAAGCAATGAAAGACTTTGATGCACTTATTGACAAATATATGGTTGAACTTGAGGACAGCGACATTGATGCTGAGCTGTTCTTTAGAGCCGTAAGAGCAAATTTAAAGCTATTGATTACGGGTAGGCCGTTATGAAAAGATGCAAAGAGACAATTAAGAGGTTTGCTATAACCACTTTCTTTGAGGAAAGAAGAAATGGCAAGGATGGCTACTTAGTAAGGAAAGATAGGTTTAAATTTGATTCTGAAGAGTCCATAGATAACCATGCTACAGAGGAATCGAGCGGGGATAAGGATGGGGAGATGCAACAAAAAGAATATCTTTCAACATTTAGACGTCATACGTTATAGAGATAATGTGTGATAAGTTCTGATGTTAATATAATTTTGCTGGTAGCAATATTGTCATCGGCATATGCATTGGTAATGATACAGATTTTCAAATTAATTGTTAGCTCTCTCAGATGTTGGTGGAACAACTTTAAGGTTGATAAGTTTTTTATCATTGATTTACTTTTGTTGGGTGTATTTGTTTTAGAGGGATTCGTTGTTTTTCGCGTGATTACAGCGCTTTGGTTGGTTTAATTGTTGTGGCATAGCTCAGTTGGTAGAGCAGGGGGCTGTTAACTCCCGTGTCGAAGGTTCGAGCCCTTCTGCCACAGCCAATCTGATTATTATATGATATAGATAATATTGTTAGAGTGTTTGTTTTGTTGTAAGATGTAATCTCAGGTCAGGTCAGGACCTAACCCCTGGAGTTTTTAAGATTCCCTAAATTTTTTTTTCTTCGGGGGTTTTTATAGTCTGATCGTTGGATTGTAGAATCTATCAACATCAAATGAATTTGTTCTCACAGGAAATGCAAATGTGAGAGCCAAAGCGTCAGCCTCATCTGGGCTTTGCAAACCTTTTTTTCTCATATCTTCTTTTTTCTCTATTTGAAGCCTATGTTTTGAGTCATGTATATAGCTAGGAGCGCATAGGTCTGACGCCAGTGTAGTAGAATCGGGGATCATAACAGGGCCATCTTCTAGCCATTTTAGCATTTCACCCCACATTTCTGCCCGTTTATTGAAATATATTTCACCATTAAGAGGGCTTGAGCCGGCATTGACTGCCATGATCTTGTCACCAAAGCCCATTTCTTTTAATCTATCAACGACCCCTGCACCCAAACCGACCACATCTATAAATACTTTAGCTGGGTTTTCATCTTTTATTATTTGGTAAACAAGGCCAGCAACTTGCATTGTGTCGTATTTTCGATAGCTAGCCAGGCCATAGACTACGCGTCCTTGTCGTCTAACAATTGAGGTTCTATCATCACCAAATCTGGCGGGGTCAACTCCAACAAGGATTGGGCCTATTCTCTGGATGTTTTCTTTTTCTTTTCTGGCTTGGTTAACAATAAGCGCTGGAATGAACGACTCTTCGCCTTGAGCATGTTGGAAAGCTTCTGCGGGAGTGCATGGGTACTCTTCTTTGAATCTTCGCTCACCTTCAATAAAGTTTGATGAGAACTCAGCGATCGTGTTTCGCCTCCAGAGCATTTGCTCGTTGGATAGGTTATATAAGTCACGTATTTCCTGCTCATCTTTTGTTATTCTAAACTCACCTCTAATCTCGGTTCGATATTCATCCTGCCAAAACCAGGGAACAAAAATAGCGATGTAATCTGACAGCCCTCTTTCGGCAAGCTGCCATTGTTGATGAAAGTAGTTGCCTTCACCTTTAGCTGTACCCTCTAATATGATTTCAGTTCCGGGTGAATTTGGTACAGCCTGCATGAGCCCCTGAGCGTGTTCAGCCGCTTTATGCCATAACGGAACCTCTGACCCATGTAGATACTGGATAGTCTGTCCACGACCTGTTCCTTGCGCTCCTGCTGTGCTCACACCATAACTTGAGTCTAAGCTATCGAATACCAGCTCTTTGATGTTGGTTTTGGATATACTGGGTTTTACAATCTCTGGTAAGTTGTCATAGTATCTTTTGGTGATGTTGAATATAGCATCAGTGGCTTCTTTGCTGTGGGTAAGAATAAAGGTTCTCTTGCCTCGATTAAATACAATCCTATGAAAAAGACGTGCTTCTACATATGTTGATGCGCCCTGCTGGCGTCCTTTGAGTATGATAGCTCTTACTTTTCCTGTTTCTTTAAGTTGTTCCTCAAGTTTATCGTGAATGTATCTTTGGGCCTTATTAAGTTTTAGTGGTATTAGGCTGCCGTCTTTCGGTCTTATTTTTAGGCATTTTTCGGCGAACCATGGGAAGTCATTTTTTAGATCAAGGAACATTTTCGTGGCTAATTCATCAAGACTCATGTTTTTGTCCAATTGTTTTTGGTTGTCAATCATAGTGTAAGTGTTAAATAAGTTCAAATTTATAGTGTATTTTTTTATAAAATAGTGTATAGGCGTTTAAATAATGTTATAGTAATAAGTCCTGAACTGAACTGATTTTCTTAATTTAATGGAAAAATTGGAAGATCATGTCTAGAAAGACGAAAGCTGAACGCGAAGATGATTTGCTAAGCGAGATGTCTAAAAATATTGGCTCATGGTATGATTGCTATGATGTCAATTATAAAAATTATCGACTAGATAAGGATTTTTTATTCCTATCTCAGTGGGATAATAGTGATGAAGATGAATTCAAGCGTGTCAACAAACCTATGATGTCTTTCAATAAGCTCTATGATTATTTTAAGAAGCTTGTTGGTGAGCAAAGAAACAACACTCCAAATTTAAAAGTTAGATGTTTGAATGGTGATTCCACTCAGGAGGCTATTTCATTGCGTGCTGATTTGGTACGTCAGATAGCTTATAACTCTAATTCTGATATTGTTTATCAGACAGCCTTTGAGAACATGTTAAGTGGTGGCATGGGTGCCTTTAGAGTTATAACCGACTATGAGAATTCTAAAAGTTTTGATCAACAAATAAAATTAGCGCCTATAAGAGATACAGAAAAAGCATTTTTTGATCCCAATGCCCAAAAGACAACGAAGTCGGATGGTGAGTTTTGCGGTTATTATGATAGCATGCCGAAATCAGAATTTGAGATTAAATTTCCTGATGTACCTTATCCGCAATCATTTCCAGAGCAATCCCAGGTCCAAGGATTCAATTGGGGAAATAAAAACACAATAACGATTGTCGAATATTATAAGAAAGAGTGGTTTAATTTTAGCCTTCATAGATTAAGTGACGATCGAATAGTTACTGACAAAGAATATAAGAGAATAATTGCTGAGTTTGAGCAGAAGAGTGAAGAAGAAGGTGACGAAGGGGTAGATTCTTCATTTTTAGTCCCAGAGATTGTAGCTACTAGAAAAAGTCGTGATTACAAAATCATGATGTACAAAGCTATTTATGGTGAAATTTTAGAGAAGGCGGAGTGGCCATCTAAGTATTTGCCAATTATTTTTTCACCTGGCGATATTCAAGTTATTGATGGAAAAGAGCGCACCTTATCATTAATACGTTTTGCCAAAGACGCTCAGAGGTTCCTAAATTATTGTGGTAGTGAGATTGCGCAATCTATTGTAAATCATCGTCGAGAGCAGTTTATTGGGACTCCAGCTAATGTCAGTGGTGCGCTTGAAAAGTATTGGAGAGACCCATCTGTTCAGCAAGGAATCTTATTAGCAGAACCTGATCCCATTACTCAAAGGCTGCCTGAGAAGTTGCGTCCGAGTGAGATATCTCAGAGTGTCATGACTCAATTTCATCAATTAAATTTAGAGATACAAAGTATTTTAGGTTTTTACGAAGCCAATCGTGGTGCTCAAGGCCAGGAGCTTTCTGGTATAGCTCTACGTGAGCGTCAGCGCACTGGTAACTTATCGGCGGCGGTCTTTTTTTCCAATCTTGATAGGGCTATCGAACAAGCGGGTAGAGTTATCATGGATTTGATGCCTAAGATATATGATACCGAGAGAAAGATTTCTCTTACCACGATGGATGGCAAAGACAGAGATATTATCCTTAACCAGCAATTTGCGGCGGGTCAAATTCAAAATGATATCACTAAGGGTGAATATGATGTTGTCATAGAGGTTGGTGGTAGCTTTGCTGTGCAGCGGGCTGAAGCCATGCGTATGCTCATCGATATGGTCAAGGTTAACCCACAGACATTTCCATTGGTAGCTGATTTAATTGCCGAGAACTTAGATATAGAGAACAATCCTCAATTGGTTGAGCGATTTAAAACATTGGTACCACCGAATATATTAGCTAAAGAGGAAGGTAAGCCACCTCCTCCGCCACAGCCTAATCCGCAAGCAATGTTAATGCAGCAGCAGATGCAAATTAAGCAAGCTGAATTGCAGTTGAAGCAACAAGAGCAGCGTATTGAGGCTGAGAAAGCTTTACGAGAAGAGCAGTTAGAAGCTGCCAAGTTAGAGCTTGAGATGGCTAAATTGAATTTAGAGCAGCAGACTGCTGGTATTAGAGCTGGGGCCGAGATAAGCAAGGCTCAGTTAGATTATGAGTCAGATGTTGCTAATGCGTTATCAAGAATACTTACCGCCGAGGCTAATGTTGCTAAGCACAACAGTAACCTTGCGCGAGATTTGATTAGTTCACCGTCGTCCTGACGAGAGGTTTTGGCGCACCTTTGAGCGTTTTCCGTAAAACGAGTGGCATTGTATGCCTTAAAAATACATATGGAGTTATTTATGTCTGAACAAGCTATGCAGATGGATGCTATAGAACCATCTAATGATAATGCAACATCTTATGACGCGCCGGTTGAGGCTCAATCTGAAGCTAGTGATTTAGCCGAAGATTCTTCGGTTGGTGAAGTTAGTGATGAGCAAACTCGTGATGAAGCATCAGAGGGAGAGATTCCGGAAGGTATTGAGCCTAATGACGCAAGTTCTAATGCTGAAAATGCAAAAAGACGGATTGAAAGGAAGAATAGGCGCAGAGAACGTGAGTTAGAAGAGCTTCGTGCTTTTAAAGCTCAGTATGATGCCCAGTTAAGTCAGATGCATCAGCAGCAATACCCGCAGATGCAGAATCAGGCTCAGCAGGCTCAGCAGTTACAACAGCCCTACCAACAACCTGAAAGTGTAGTTGACCCCGTTACGGGAGAATACTTGACACCTGGAACTGGTCGTTATGATGCTGTTTTGTTTGATCAGCAGAAAGCAATGCTGGAAAAACAAATGGCACAGCAGCGACAGCAGCAAGAGGCTCAATATTACCAGCAGCAATTGGATAATAGTTTTTCAGAAGCGATTGAAGATGCCCTTGATCGTTATGAGGACTATGAAGACGTAGTGACGAAAGCACAGCCAACACAAGCGATGTTAGATGTGGCTCGAATTACGCCCAATGGTGCGGATTTACTTTACTACATTTCTAAAAATCCAAAAGAAGTTCAGCGCATATCTAAGCTTCACCCATTGGTTCAGCAGCAGGAAATGGCTAAGCATGCTATTAGTTTTGCGACAAGAAATAAAGTTTCTAAAGCACCTCCTCCTGTACAGCCAGTGTCGAATACCGCAGGACAATCTTCGAACTCGTTTAGGAAGATTGCACAGGACCCTCGTGCGTTGGCTGAATATTATCGTGCCAAGCAGAGAGGTTGATGACAATATTTTATGTAGAGGTTTAAGATGGCTAATCAATTTGTAACGAGTGATATTATCGCCAACATGGCGTTGGCGCAATTTCAGAACAATAACACATTTGTAATGACAGCGAATCGCGGATATGAGACTGATTTCCCGCTAGCAAATTACAAACAACATGATGTTATTAACATTAGAGAAAGAAACTTTGCATCTTTTGTTGATGGACGTATTTCGTCACCATATGACGCTTCTGAAAAAACAGTATCTTTGGTTGTTGATCATCAATATAACGCTTCATTTGAAGTTACAGCTAAAGATTTAACTTTAGATATTGAGACCAATAATGAGTATTGGAAAGAGCGTTATATTGTTCCAAACGTGGAAGTAATTACTAAAGGAATTGATAGTCAATTATCTAAAGATGCTATAAATCAATTATATTTTACAGTTGGAACACCGGGCACGCCTTTAAATTCATTTGCAGCAATCGATGCGGCTAATGTTAAGTTAAGTAAGCATGCTGTAGATATCCGTGATCGTTATTTTGCTTTGTCATTAGAAGATGCATCCGCATTAAAATCGTCTCAGCAAGTTAACTTTAACGATACCTTAAACAATGATATTTCTTTTTACTCACGTTTAGGTCGATTTGCTAGATTCGAACTTTTTGAAAACCAATCTATTACTACTCATACGACTGGTTCTCAAGCGGGCACCATTTTAGTGAATGGAGCTGTAAGCAGCGGAAACACCATTGTTATGGACGGTGCAACTCCTTCCGAAACAGGGATATTCCGCAAAGGTGATACTGTAAGTTTTGCTGGTGTTAACTCAGTCAATCCGATTGATAAATCTGATACTGGTGATTTAGCACAGTTTGTTGTGTTAGCAGATGCTGATTCAGATGGTGCTGGTAATGTAACTATCACTGTTAATCCAGCTATCGACAGCGACATTGCAAGTGTACGTCGTAATGTAACAAATGCAATTCCTGATAATGCAGCGGTTAGCATTTATGGTGTGACCACTCCAGGAACTCCTGTTACTTATAATGTTAATGTGGCATATGTTAAGCGTGCATTGGATTTGGTTGTGCCTCCTCTGGCACATATTGATATAAATCGTCAATATACAGCTCGAGATACTGAGAAAAATCTTGCTCTACGTGTTGGTATCGATGGTGATATCAGGAATGACCAAAACATGATGCGTTTTGACGTATTGTGGGGTGCGTTATGGCACGGCGCATACGCTGTAAAAGTTATTAGTTAATATGCTCTATATAAGGAGAAAGATGATGAGCTCAAGCCCATACTCTTACATGAAAAGCTCAAAAGAGAAGGACTCAGACAACCGCATGATAAGTGGTACGGAGACTGGGCTCAACATTCCAGAAACCCCAGAGCAGACGGTAACTGTAACGTATGCGAAGGGCAAATGGCATGGCGCATACGCTGTAAAAGTTATTAGTTAATATGCTCTATCATTTAATTAATAAAGCAGGGGCGCACAAGTTCTGTAGATATGAAGAAGCAAAGAGCTTGTGCGCTTTAGGTGAATGGCAAGATGTTACAAAATATAAGGAGAAAGATTATGAGCTCAAGCCCATACTCTTACATGAAGAACACAAAAGAGAAGAACCCAGACAACAGCATGATAAGCGGTCCGGAGACTGGGTTCAACATTCCAGCAACCCCAAAGTCGACGGGAACCGTATCGTCAGCGAAGGGCAAAATGTCATACAAGAAAGGCAAGATGTAAAAAAGCCTGATGTACCAGTGTCCGTTGTAAAAAAGCGGGGGCGACCCCGCAAAATAAAGGGGACGAATAATGCCTCAAAAACCTAAGACAGCTAACGATATCATCGTTAATGCGTTTCATATGATCGGTGAATTTTCTCCGGATGAAATACCTAGTGCGTCAGAAATAACAAAGGGATTAGAGTTGTTGAATGAGATTTTAGATTCTTTTTCATCTCTTGGTGTATATATCCCCTTTATTCAACGGGTAACATTTACAATGACGCCTGGAGAAGGTTTTTATATTTTTTCGACTTCTCCTAACGTTCAAGCGGATGTTATTAGCGATAATATCGTTGGTTTAAATTTTGTAAATGTTATAAGAAATAATACGTCTTATCCGCTACGAATTATTTCTCGCTCTCAGTTGTATGATTCATCATTTCAACAAAATCTTAAGAGCAGGCCATCTTATGTTATTTTAGAGCGTTCGAATGAATTTAGTGGTTTGCAATTTTACCCATTGCCTGACTTTGCTTATGAGTGTGAGGTTCGTGGTAAATTTGTATTCGATCGCGTTGATCTTTATAGTAATTTAGAGGGAATCCCACGTAATTATTTTAGGTTTTTACGTTATTGTCTGGCTCGAGAGTTGCTAGAGTATTATCCTTCTGGCAATTGGTCGCAGAGAGCTGAGATGACTTATCAGCGAATGATGAATGATGCTAAAGCCAGCAATGATGTCGATATGACTATAGTTCCAGGACAAATACTTCAAAAGAGATATGGTGATATAGTTTACGATAACTTTGGTACCAGTACATGAGTGTGAATAATAGTAAGCGAGTAGATTTTCCTATTGTTGGGAGCTTCAATGAAGACCCTGTCGGTAAGGTTAATGATCAGCGAACAATAAACTTTTATGAAGTTTTCGATTATGAAGGAAAGAAGCCAAAGTATTTAGCGCCTTGGCCTGGGTTAAAGGCTTTATATACTGCATCTGAAGGTGCTAATGGGCGGGCAGCAGCAACGATTCAGGGTTTTGCTTACTTTGCTATACGCTCAGATATTTATAGACTTGACCCGACCTTAACATTTACACGCATTACTGATAACGCCAATTTATTTGCGACGACGGAGGGGCATGTTGGGATTGCTTCTAATGAACGCTATGTTGCTTTTGTTGATGGCCAAAGACTGTTGTTCTGGGATACTGTTACTGAGGTTATGACTGACCTAACATTTAGGTTGGTTGGAATTCCACCTTTAGATATCACTTATATGGATGGTTATTTCATACTTGTGAGTGGTGATCCAAATAATGATAATGCTTTTTATGTTAGCGACTTATCTTGGGATGGTACAACTAACTGGAATATAAATGCCTTTGCTCGTGTTAATTCAAGACCGACTACATTGAGTGTTGTATCTGTATTGAAGCGTCGAATTTTTCTATTTGGTGAAAATCATTCAGAAATTTGGTTAGATGCGGGCCAAGCAGATTTTCCTTTTAGGCGTGATAACAATCTTTTATTAGGTCATGGTATCAAAGCTAAATCTTCTCTTGCCTCATATGATGGTGAGGAATTTAGTGGATTATTTTATCTTTCTAACAGCTTAAATGGTGTGGGAAGTGTAATGATGGTCGTGGGAACGATGCCAAAGAAAATAAGTACTCGAGAAATTGATGAAGCTATTCAGGTGATGCCAACGCCTGAGGACGCCACTGGATTTGCATTTAAAATTAATGGCCAGGTTTTTTATCAGATAAATTTTACGGGTGGCAATCGAACCTTTGTTTTTAATGCTACAAACAATAGGTGGCATTCTTTAGAGGATATTAGAGGAAATAGGCATATAGCCAATGTCCATGCATTTTATTTAGGCAAACATTATATTGCAGGTCATGAAGAAGATTTAGTATATGAGTTTAGCGATAACTTCTTTGATATTAATCGTGATATTGCCTCTCTTCCAATTGAGAAAATTAAACGCACACGTATTTCTCGTGTGATGAGTGTCCCCACCTATAATAAAATTCGAATTGATAGGTTTCAGGTTGATATGCTTCAAGGTGTGGGGCTACAGAATATACCGAGTTCTGATCCCGCTTATGATCCTGTGGTCTTCCTTAGTATTTCTGAGGATGGCGGTAGTACATATGTAGCTTTTGAGCGCAAAGAAATTGGAAAATCTGGAAAAAGATTAACGCGTACGATATGGCGTAAATTAGGGGCGCGTCGTGATGCTATTATTAAATTAGAAATGTTTAATCGGGTTCCTTATTATATTTTTGGGGCCGCTATTGATGTAGAGGTTCTGCCAGAATGAGCAATAGAATTTTACCGCCTCCTTTTTTATCTGAGCCACCAATTTATGATGATTTTTTAGATGAGGAAGGTAATATAACTTACGCTTGGGTTAATTGGTTAAATTCAATCACCCGCGTTACGGGTTATAACATTGTGCATGATTACGCAATTAATGCTAGCGGCGAGCGTGATGATATTAACTTATTACAAGTAACATCACTGACCACTCCTCAAAGAAATAGTCTAGAAAATGCGAGAGATGGAACTGCTATTTATAATTCAACGACTGGTCGTATGAATTTCAGGGAGGGCGGATCATGGGTGACATACACAGCCATACCGGCTTAAATTTGAGTATTGAAGTCACGAAAGATAAGGATTTAGTCCGTAGTATTATTACTAATAAAGAGATAATGGATGGTTTTTGCTCTGAAGAGTCAATTGATAGGTATGTAGAATCCCTTGGGGAGGAGCATATATGTTATCTTTTAAAATGTAAAGAAGATATTTGCGGAATAGCTGTTATTTTATCTGTTCCAGATGATATAATCGAAGGAAATGTATCTATCGCCGATATAGGATTTTATAAGCGTTTTAGAGGTTCTGTAGCCATTGCATTAGCCCGCTTAGCACTAGAGAAATTTTTCAAAGAAAACCAATGCAAGCAGTTAATGGCTGTGATTAATAAGAATAATAAAGCAGCATTATTAAATGCTAAATGGCTTGGGTTTGAGATTTCTTCACTAGGTAAATATAAATATTATTTGAGGTATAAGAAAGATGGGCGGATCAACAGGCGGTTATGATGAAGCTCGACAAGCCATATACACAGGTTTGCGAGAGCAAAAAAAACAACAGCAACGTGCGGAAGAGCCTTATCAGCCATTTCAGCCAGGTGGCCAATATGAGACCGAATATTCTCAGATGGGCCAACAAGACTTGGATGCTTATCGTCAAGCATTAGCTCAAGGCGCTGATCCCCAGGATTTATATAACCGTATGATAGGTGGTTATAGAGAATCTCCTGAATACAAAGCTCAGTTAGAAGCAGGTCAAGAAGCTGCTAATCGAGCAGCGGCCGCATCAGGGATGTTAGGTTCTGGTGCTGAAATGCAGCATGCAGCCGAAAGGGCGCAAGCGCTTCGTGGGCAAGATGTCCAAAATTATCTGAACCGAGTTTTAGGTTTACGTCAACAATATCTTCAAGGCCAAGGCGGTCTAGGTATGGGGCTTACTGGAAGAGGCTTTCAAGGCGGTCTTCAAGGTCGTTTGGCTTCTGCTCGTGATATAGCCAATCAAAGAATGCAGCTGGGCGAACAAATGGGTCAAGCTTATGGCGGAATAGGTCAAAGTTATATAGGTGAGGCTCAACAGCCTAGCTGGTTGGAAGAGGCTTTAGGTATTGGTGGTCAAATAGCTGGCGCCGCATTACCATTTTTCCTTGGTCCAGCAGGTCTTGCTGGTACATCTATGGGAGCAGGTGCAGGCGCTATAGGAACTTCAGTTCCTGGTTATAGCGGAGCAGGCAATTTATTTTCTTCTCAAATAGGGTATGGACTCTAAGGAGAATAGTTATGGGTCAATATAGAGTTCCAATAGTTCCACCACGACCTAGTCCATTATCTAGGTTATCATCTGGTTTTGCTCAAGGTCTTGGCTTAGCTAATTCGCTTCAACAAATGGCTCAACAACGTCGCCAGCAAGAATTGGCTGAAAGAATGCAAGCGTTAAAAGAGCAGCAAATGCAGGCTCAGATGCAAGCACCAAGCGCTCAGTCCCCTATGGGAAAAGCACTTATTGATTATCAAAATGTTGTTCAAACCTATGGGCAAGATAGTCCAGAAGCAAAAGGTATGGGTGATTATCTTAATAAGCTAAGAACTATTCATCAGGGATTATCCATTTCATCTCAGCCAGGTGGTGGCTTTCAGATAACACAAGGCGGAATTCAAATGGCGCCTGGTGGAATGCCTCAAGCCCAACAACCCGGTGGACCTTTTCCTGGAACTGCTGCGGCTCCTAGTGCCGCTGGCGCTGAAGGAGGTCTGGTTCGATCGCCAGCGGCACCGGGTGGGCGTACAGGACAGGGCGCAACCTTAGTCGATACAAGAACAGGCGAAGCTGCTTCTGTTTTGGGGCAACCGGCGGTTAATACACTGCAAAAGGCACTTATCGCTAGTACAAGTTTAGAGCCTAACTTAACAGATATTTATAGTAAGGTGGCGCCTCTCGTGGGTTATTCTAATTTTGTAAACCGCTCAAAAGCGGGATTGAGTCATTTTAAGGGTAAAGAAACACCGACTTATGACAAATATTTGTCGGCTGTGCGTGGGGATATTCCTTTAGTTTCAGATAAAATGTTAGGAGCAATGGGATTAAGGCCTACTAATGAGCAAGTTAAAACTGTCAATGACGCCATTAGACCTCGTAAGGACGATACCAAATATTCTTATGCTAGAAGATTCGCTAGTGTAATATCGATGATTGCGCTTACCGATAAAAATTATATGAATAAGTTGAAAGGGGCGTTGTCGTTATCTGGGGAAAAGTATCCAAAAGATGAGCGAAAGTTTTTGGAAGAACAGTATTATAAACAACTTTTAGGAAGCCTTGAGCAACCCTCAGGAAGCCCTGAACAGCCCATTAAGATGCCCTCTTTTGGCAACAAACAAGAAGCTATGACTTGGCTCTCTCAACAATCACCCGATGTTTTACAGCGGTTAAATCAAGGGATGGGAGGATAAGAGAATGGCCTATCAGGTAACGCCAGAAGATATTCAAGCGGCATTACAAGCAAGCGCTCCCCCTCAAGGTGCTGGTGGTTACCAGGTAACGCCTGAGGACATACAAGCGGCTATGCAAAGGCCACGACCAAGTACCATGCAGCAAATTGGTCAAGCCGCCATGATGCCTATTCGTGCTGGACAAGAATTTTTGCAACATCCAGTTCAAGGAGCAGCCAATATTTTAGGGGGTGTTGAAAGAGGTGTTCAAGCCCCCCTTACTACGGGCTATCATTTATTAGGTGGCGCCGCAGGATTAGCGGGCAGAGGGTTGCAAGCATTAGGGCTTCCAGGTTTTGGCTTGCCTCAAGCGTCTAAAGTTCTTCAAGGGGTTCAACCATTGGTATTTGCTCCTGGTGAACGGCCAGAGTTGACGCCTAACTTATCTCAATTTGCCGAAGAGGCAGCACAAGGAGCCTCAGGTGCAAAAACTTTGCGAGAGTTATATTTAACAGGTAAAGCAGGTGTTAAAGGTCTTTCTAATTTATTTGATAGGCGCTCTAATACAAAAGCTAAGAGTTTTGTTAATGATTTATTAAATGGTGCGCACCCATCAACGCTTCCTGTTCAAATAGCAGATGAGATAAGACGTGCTGAACGTGTAAATTCTGAAGGGGTATCCGATGCTTATGGTATCGCTCATGATTTGGCGCGTCAATCTGGATTTAAAGATAATGTGTCTCGCGTAACTCCTGGGCTTGGCTCTCAAGAGAGAGCAGGAAAGATTATTAATACACGCCTTGCTAATTCTGAGTTTGAAAAATTACGTAAATTGGGTGCAAATGATGAAGCGGTACTCCAATCTTTCGAAGATTTTATGCGTTCTCCTTCCTATAGCAACGCTCATACTCTTCAGTCTGACCTTGGTAGTGCTTATGGGAAATTAAAGCATTCAACCGATAGGCTAGATAAGCAAATGGCTGGAGGCTATGCGAGTGCTAGACGAGCGCTAAGAAAGGATATTGTTAATTCTCTAAATGCTGGTGGTGCTGAAGAGGCGGCTACAGCTTATCGCAATGCTACTAATTTATTCAAAGATACGGTTGCCCCCTTTAGAGAGGCTAGAAAACCTGTAAGAGATATCGTTAATAAGCGTGGTCTTTCTGAAGTTAATCCTGAAAATATTCATAATATTATGAAGAACGAAGATGAGGCTTTAAATGCTATAAAGCCATTTTTATCAGAGCGTGGCTCGGAATCTATTTTGGCTAATGCTTTAAAGCCGGGTTATAACTATTCGCCAACAAGTGGCTTAAGTGTTGATGCTAAAAAGTTATTAGAGACGCTTAATAATGTCAACAAGAAAGGTTTTAATGAGTTTATTACCCCTTCTCATAAGAGAGCAATTAGTTCTATTGAGAAATCCTTAACACGATCGAAAAGAGCTAAATCTATTGCTAAATATTTGGGCGGAGCATCTGTAGGGGCAGGTGGCCTTGAATTTTTGAATCGTTATTTGGATTACTAATTATGAAGTTTGTTTATTTATATTTATCCATCTTATGCTTTATATTTTTATTTGATTTGCTAAGAAATAAGGAAAGTTAACATGCCGTCAACATTTTTTTTAGCTCCCAATCCTGTATGGTATTTTCATGATGATACCGGAAGGCCGGCTGTAGGCGGTACTATTGATATGTACAGCAGTCTTGATCGAGTAACTCGAAAGCCTGTTTACAGCATACCTAGCGCAAATCCTACCTTTGAGTATCCAAATCCAATTATACTTGATGGGTCTGGTGGAACCCCTTCTCCTATTTACTGGGAGGAGAATGGTATAGATCGTTATTACATTGTGGTTAAAGATGCTGATGGAAATATTATATCTACTGTTGACGACTTTCCCATCGTTGGTTCTGGCGGTGGTGCTACCCCTGTTGAAAATAATGTTGATGTTGAAAACCATATTGTTAATGGTCAATTTCACTTTATAAGAAATGAAATTTTTGGCGGCATTCCCAATATAGGTACCACCATTTTAGAGCCGATATTTCCGGTGCCAGAGGGATACACATATATCGCTCCTGGTGGCGGCAGTACAAAATCAATAGATTCTAGCGGCCTTTATTCAGACGGTTCTAATGTTACTACTGGCAATAAAATAAGCGATGCCGATGTTACAACTGGATGGTCATTTCATAAGGTGAGTCCTGGTGGCTTAACCGATACAATTAAGTTTGTTGACACCACTCCTGGAGACGTACCACCCGCCGGCCCAGGCTCTAATTCACCTAGATATTTTTCATATGAATCAACCAATGCTATTGCTGCTACAACTTTAGATGTGGTTTACACTATTGGTGATGTGCGAACATTCTCCGGTCAAGATATTCGAATAAGTTTTGATGCTAAATGTACTGGAGCCTCTGTCGCAACAGAATTTAAAGTTGAACAATATTTTGGTACAGGCGGGGGTGAATCAGCGGTTGTTCCCGGAACGCCAGAGGCATTTACATTTCCTAATGGGGTATGGGATAGAGTATCACTTACGTATTCTGTTCCTTCGGTTGCAGGTAAAACCATTGGTGCTAATAAAGATGATGCAATTCGGTTAAGATGGTCAATTCCTAAGAATACTACAGAAGAATTTATGATCGACAATTTGCAGGCCGTGATTGTTCCTGCAAGTGGCGCAATCATAAATGATTTTATTTTTGAGGATTATAATAAAACTGCATCAAAAATATTAGCCGAATTAATTTATGGCCATCTTCCAAAAACAGGGGATAGCAAGCTTTCTATTGACCCCAATCCATCACAGGGCTGGGTTGTATTTAAAAATCCAGGTGAAACCCTTGGTAACGCTGCTAGTGGTGCGACATGGCCTGGCGAGGCGACAAGAAAACTTTATAGATTGATTTGGAATTCTTTTACTGATGCTAATGCACCAGTAAGCGCAGGAAGAGGCACAAGTGCTGATGACGACTTTGATGCAAATAAAACTATTCAGTTTCCTGGTTATGTGGGAAGAGTTATTGCTCCGGTCAATGTGGGCGTAACCTCTGTAGAACTTAAACGTGGTGCTGACGATCATGTCTTAACGACGAACCAGATGCCGGCGCATAGCCATGATTATGTTTATAAAGAAAGTAATTTTGTTGTAGCGAATGAATCCGCAGGCACTACAAGTGTATTTAGATCACCACAAACTGTGATTAATACCACAACGAGTATTGTAGGTAACAATGAGTCGTTTAGTCTCTATCAGCCAACTGCATATATGTTTTTGCACGTTAAATTATAGGAATAAATATTATGAGCGTAACCAATACAAGAATTTTAAACTTAAATCCAGAATCACGTGACTTTCAGATTGGCCTTCATACACGTAGAGGCGAGGCGGCTACTCCTGATAGTTTCCAAAGCTTTCCATATTTTAAAAAAATAATGGTTACGGTAGCCGGTGATGTTGAGTATGAAAATCAGCTTGGTGAAGCTGTGTTAGTTCCAGCTTGCCAACCAGGCGTCGAGTATAATCAAGTTGGTCGACGCATATTAAGTTTAAATACTACAGCCACCGGCATTTACGTGTTTACTTCTGAATAAGGGGTTTTAAATGGCTTTTTCAAAAGGCGGCCTTACTTTAGGTCGTGGCGTTTACAATTCATCTGCAACTTTCACAGGAATGGCGCAGCACTTTTATCGTTCCGATGATTCTTTAGCTGAAATATCGGCTAATGGTTATTTTCCAGATAATTTCAGTGCAACTGCTGGCGACATAAAAGTAGATGATATTTTAATATTACAGGGAAACGGAAACGATAGGGCTTATAAAGTCACTTCATTATCACCAGCAACAATTGTTGAGACTGTCATTTCGGATAATCCGTTCAATCAATCGTTGAATACTGCAGATAATGTAACGTTTGCATCAACAACATTAACGCCTACTCCTTCTAATCCAGGAGGAGTAAATACATTATGGGTTAATTCCATTGATGGTGCTATATATAAAGGCGCTGTTAATCTGGAATTTAGTGGGGTTCAGGGTCCTGTGAGTTCCGTTGATAATACGATCCCAAGATTTGATGGTACAACGGGGGATATTATTCAGGGTTCTAATGTCAGTATTGATGATGCAAATAATGTTTTTTTGCCTGTTGCCGCTAGAATTGAGTCTGATTTTGGCCGATTCGATGTTATCAGAGAAAGATATAATGGAACAGGAATAAAAGTAAAAGGTCAAGGCAATGATGTTTTGATGAAGATTGGTGATGTTATTGCTATCCCTCAGACACAAAATTGCTTAATGAATTTCCAAGCCAAACAAAATATTATATTTTTCTTGGAGGGTGATACCGATGGGGCGGGTAGTGGTGATACTCCAGTTATTAAAATGACAAATATTGCTAATACTTACATGTTTAATCAATGTATTGATACTTCAGGAAATGTGGTTATTGACCTTGGGAACTCAACTGGAGAAGCTATAACAGATGTAATTATTAATACTGGCGGTGTCTATGGAACCGCTCCGGCTACTGGTATTCCTCCTGATTATACGGGGCCAGGTAAAACCCCTCCTTCCAACTCATTGCGTATTAGAGGTTCAGACCAAGTTCTTCAAACCTATGGTGGTATTGAGCTTCCAACAACAGATGGCACTCCCGCTATTTTAAGTGATTACGAGATTGACACCTTCACGGCCTCTTGGACTGGCGCTTTTACTAATCCTGTGCTTGGGAACTTCTATTTTACAAGGTTTGGTAATATTGTTGTATTGACTGTTTCCTTGGAAAATGCACCTCAAAATACAGCTGATGGGGTAACCATTCCAGCGAATTCACTTCCTCTTCGAATCAGACCTGAGCTTCAGGTTAATAATACAGAAGTAAATCTTGGTGATAATGGAACGCCATATGTTGGATATACATCTATTTATCCTGATGGTTCCATGAGAATTATTCGCCCTGGAAATGTTCCTTTCTCAGGAGTAGGTAATTTAGCTTGGGGAACTTTTGTATGCATTTACCCCGTTTTAACCACACCACCCTAATTTTTTAATAAGGATATATTATGGCATTTAGTTTAGCTGGCTTAACTCTCGGAAGAGGTAGAGTGAATAATTTTGTTTCTGATTCAGGGTTGGCAATTCACACTTATTTGAGTGAATCAGATGATTTGGCAACTATTGGAGGTGCGTTGTATTTCCCTGATTTTTTAGGTGCATCAAATGAGGATGTGAAGTTATATGATTTGCTGAGAGTAAGAGATTCGACTCAACAGTTTCAGGATTATTATATTAGCTCGCTATCTCCTTTGACATTAATGGCTGCAACGGTTGCATCTAACCCATTTAATCAAAGCTTGAACACTACTGATCCTGCCACGTTTGCTAGTGTTGATACAGGACAAGGTGCGAATCAGCTTTATGCAATGAATCAACCGGTACAAACAACAGATGATGTTACCTTTGCCCAGATGACGCTTACTACTGGATTATTATTGCCGACAACCGGTGGTACTCCAGCATTATTTGATCATTATGAAAAAGACTCGTTTACTGTAACCTGGACAGGCGCTTTTTCTGTCGATCAGCCTGGAACTATTTGGTATACACGCACTGGCGATGTAGTTAACATGGTCATTGACAATGAGAATGCAGTTCAAGGCTCATCCGGGACAATTTTTACATTATCACCTACTGCAGTCCCTATTCATTTAAGGCCATCAGTAACTGTATATGCTCCTATGGCTGACGCAATGGATAACGGGGTGGCTGTGGCTGCTAAAGTGCAAATTACCAGTGGCGGAAGAATACTTCTTTTACCTGTTTCTGGGTCTTTTAGCGGCACCGGTAATGTGATTTGGAATGATTTTTCATTTAGTTATATTATTATTTAATTTAAGGAACGAAGATATGCCTTTTGATAAAAGAAACGTAATTCTAGGACGTGGCACAACAAATAACAACGCCACACCTAATGGGGTTGCTATACACACCTATTATTCTGATGTTGACAATGCAGCAGCTATTTTTACTGGCGGATATTTTGATGCTTACTTAGGTGCAACTTCAGATGATGTTGTTGTAAATGATATTTTATGGGTTAGAGATAGTTCTGGGGATTATGAGACTTACGCTATCACTTCTGCAAATCCTTTAACCATATCCTCGATAGAATTTTCTGAAACCTTCCAGAATTTAACTGTCTCTGGCTCAATTACTTTTCCATCGACAGCGCAAGGAATTTTCTTGCCAACATTTGGTGGAACATCTACCGCTCTTAATTACAACTCTGAGTTTGTAAATGCGATTTTTGAATTTGGAGCAAGCCCTTGGGCATCATCGGCTCAGGCAGCTATAAAGGCAAGACGAACCCAGGAGGATGTGAGGCTTGTGATTGAAGGAAAATCTTTTCCTGCAACCTCAGCAGATTTCATTAGCAGCACCTCTACACTTCCTGTTGAGTTCAGGCCATCTGTTGATATGTGGGGTACTCTTCCAATAATTAATAATGGAAATCCTGCTATTGGGAAAGTCAAAGTAACGACGGTTGGTACTATTCAGATATTCAGTGACGCGGCTTCTGGTGATTTTGCAACCCCAGGTAATGCCGGCTGGAACACAAGCGTTATCAATTATTTTGTCAACTTAACATAGAAATGGAGATTTGAAAAATGGCTTTTATTAAAACAAATGTTAATATCGGAAGAGGAAGAACAAATAACAGTTCTACACCCAACGGTATAGCTATTCATACTTATTATTCAGATACCGATTCAGCTTCAATCATCTTCACCTCAGGTTATTTTGATGACTATCTTGGTAACAATTCTGAGGATGTTATTGTAAATGATATTTTATGGGTTAGAGATAGTTCTGGGGATTATGAAACGTATCAAATTACCTCTGCCAGTCCATTAACCGTTGCGTCAATTGAATTTGCTGAAACATTTCAGAATTTAACTGTTTCCGGGAAATTAACTTTCCCATCCACTGCTCAAGGTATTGACTTACCGACTTTTGGTGGGACGCCAGCTACATTAAATTACTATGACAAAGGAACATTTAATGCGACTTGGACTGGGGCGTTTACTAACCCAGAGGTAGATATTATTAAATTTTCTCGTCTCGGTGATAGGGTGACTCTTGAAATACCAGGCGCTTCAGCTGGTCAAAATTCAGCAGATACAGTAACAGTTCCAGCTGGAACCGTTCCGCCTGCATTAAGGCCTTTATCTGCAAACCAGGTAATGCCATGCATTGATTTGGTTGACAATCTAACTCCAGTGATTGGAGTTCTGAAAGTTAATACAGATGGCAGTATGGAGATTTCTAAGTTAGACAGCGGTGTTTTTGCAGGTGCTGGCAACTTGGATTGGAAAAACTTCCCAGCAACTTATATCCTCTAAGGGGGGTTGTCTGGTGGCTAGTTTTGAAAAAGCAATAAAGGTTGTTCTTGAGCACGAAGGCGCTTTTGTTGACGATGAAAATGACGTAGGGGGTGCCACTAAATATGGCATCTCCTTAACTTATCTTGAGAGAGAAAATTATGCTTATGAAATACTAGATGATATAGATTTCAATAAGAATAATTATATTGATTCAGAAGACATTCGCCATATGCCGATTGAGGTGGCCAAACACATTTATAGGATGTGTTGGTGGGAAAAGTATCGATATGGTGACATAAATAACGATGATTTAGCGACAAGGGTATTTGACATATCCGTTAATATTGGTCCCCTGCGGTGCCATAAGATTCTTCAAGAATCCATCAATAAAAATCTTCGGCAGGATTTTGATATTGTTGTCGATGGCTTAATGGGTCCATTAACGATTGCGACAGCTAATGGTCTTTGCCCTGCCACATTAAGTGCAACATTCAAGGAAAGAGTTGCAGAGTTTTATCGCAGTATATGCAGGAAAAAGCCCCAGAGAATGAAATATTTAAAGGGATGGTTGAACCGGGTTTATTCATAAGGAAATGAATATGTTTGGTATAGGTGAGTTGATTGGTGGCATATCCAATATATTTAGTACATGGTTATCAGGTCGTCAAAAAAAGCAAGAGGCGGTTTTGCAGATGCAGCTTGCTGAGATAAAAAACAGAGCGCGTTTATTGGCTTCCAAAGAAGAGAATAATCATGCTTGGGAGATGGCTAATCTGACGGACAAAGATAAGTTTTTGCGGCGTCTTTCTTTCTTGATGTTTTCATCTCCGTTCATTGTTGCTATATTTTTTCCAGAGCATATAAAGCTTTATTTTGAGCATTCTATTTCCTCGGTTCCTGTATGGTGGCAGAAAACATTTATGGCGATCACGGGCGCCATATGGGGGCTGAGCAGCTTAAAAAACGTATTGCCTGGCATTGTTGAGGTCTTTAGAAAATGAAGGTTGTCAACATGATTGAAAGAGCTATAGATAGGCATGAAGCTAGCCTCTGTGACATAAATAAGTCAATAAACAAGATAAATGTGGATTTATCTGTTCTTATTAGCAGACATGAAGAACTTGAGAAAAAAACCAATGAGATTTTGGTGCTTGCAAACAGGCATCAAAATAGAGGTTACGGAATAATAAAAGCTATTCGAGAAAATATCACAACCTTTATGGCGGTAACGGTTCCATTTTTGGGAATTATAGGGACAATTTTGTACGAGATTGGTAAATACCTTCGTAATTTGCCGGCCCCATAAATATTGATAAGTAAGTTACTGGTAATTAATATTTGATAATCATTATTGTTACCATTAAAACGATAAACACCATATACGCGTTCATGTCTACCATGGTATATGGTGTTTATCTAAGATGGCTTTGGCTTTCTCCTTAAGCTCATCCATTAATATTTGAGGCTTAATTTTTACATCTAGTTTGCTATCATCTATAAAAACCTCATTCATGATCTCGATAACGGCTGCATAGATATCTTCAACACGAATCATTTGCAAGCCGGGTGATGGTATGCATTGATTTGGTTGATAAAACAACTCCTTTTTAATTAAATCTATATCGTTATCAGAGTCAACATAAATATTAACGGATATCTTCATTAATTATCTTCCTAGCCTAAAACAGTAATTCATCGTCAAATTCATCTGCTGTATTTTCGTGATTATTATTTTCATCTCCACTTGAGGAATAAGGACCATAACCTTTTATAACATTCTGATCGAACCCGTTCTCTTCTTTTTTAATAGCAATATCTAAAAGAAAAGGAATCTCAAGTAATTGAGAACGCCTCTCAAGACTTTTAAGGTTAACCGCTTTGGCCAGACGAGCAAGACGAGTCCTTGCACTTTTCTGCACGTTTTCGGATG